ACCTCTCCAGACTTAAATGTCCTATATACAATGTCAAACTGTATGCTTACATCAAAGTTATAGCTTGTTTTGTCACTATTCTCTACTGATGTCTGAGAACTTATCAACAAGAATGGAGGCTCGGCACCATCTGGAGCTATGGTATCATATACCGATAACTCATAGTTGTTAGCATTTATCTTGTCGAAATAAGCCTTTCGTATAGCATATCCACAGTCTTTCATTATCCTTCTACCTCTACTTCTTTAGAATCCGTTTGTTGGCCATTTTGAGCCTCATTTAGCTCACCAAAGAACTTCAGCAATGGTAATCCATAGGCTGTAGGAATAGTGTTTATAAACGCCTCTAATGACTTTAAATGCTCTTCGTTTAATTCAATCTTTTTCATAGTTGGTATTTTTACAAATTTAGGTAAAATTATTTAGCTTCCAATTCTTTAACTCTTGCCTCTAATTCTTGTATTGATTTAACTAATAATGGTACAATTTTAGAGTAATCTACAGACTGCATTTCTTCAGCATCTTTTTCACCATTTACTGCATAAGGTAATACCTCTTGTAATTCGTGAGCTAATACACCATACATTCTTGTATTATCAGACTTCCATTCATAATCATAAGTCTTTATAGCACCTACTAATTGTAATCCATTGTATTCTTTAAGGTCTTGCTTTAATCTATAGTCAGAAGTAATGTTATATGTTGTAGTTGAACCGTTTGTTACAATAGAGCCTACTACACCATTACCATTTAAGAATTGAACCATTGTTCTTCCGTCAGTAACATTACCAACTGAAAATAATGTAGCCCCTAATGTTCTTGGATTTTGTAAAGCTACACCAGATACTGATGCTGATGGTAAAGAAGTTGCACCAACTAATACGGCACCATCTCCTTGTATCCTCATTCTTTCTGAGTATGATATTGCTGTATTAGCACTATTTGAACCAGCATTTGCAAATGTTATTAAATCACCATTAAATCCTATATTAGAAACAGAACCATCATAAAGTCTTAATTGAGAACCAGCTCCGTTATCATAAGCATTTACACCAACAGTAAAATTATTATTTGCACCAGTAAAGTTACTTAATACACCACCACTTCCTATTTGCAATGCAGACATATTTGTACCCCATGCTGCATTTGGCACTACTCTAATACCTACATGACCACCACTTGTGATACGCATACGTTCTGTACCTGCAGTTGCAAATGCAAGTACACCTGTTGATGTTTGTGCATCTAAAGTAACTCCAGCATTGTCATTAGTAGCAACAAATGTTGAAATTTTTAATCCTCTATTTGCAGTACCACCTCCAGCGTGAAATATACCAACTGTTGTATTGTCAGTAGATACATTAATAGTAAGTAAACCTCCTGAGAATGTAGCAGCACCATTATCTTGAATTATTAATTTTGGATTAGTTCCATAAGCAGTTCCATTTGCTGCAAAAGTTCCAAAGTTTAAATAGTTATTACTATCATTATTTATACCCCAATAGTAATCATTTGCACCTCTATAAAATCTTGCACTATTTCCTGCGTTTGCATATAAACCATTTGCCGTTACACTACTTGAGAATGTAGCAGAACCAGTAGAAGCTATTGTAAGTCTTGTTGTTCCGTCAACTGCAAAAAGCAAGTTTGAATTTGTTAAAACATTTGTAGGGTCAGCAGTAATTAATAAATTACCACTTGTTTGATAAGCAAAAATATCTGCTGTATAAGTTGAGCCAGTATAAAATCCTAATCCTGCAAATTGAGGTGCAGTAATATTAAAACTTCTTACTCCAGTTCCAGCAGAATAGTTAGCACCACCAAAAGCACCATTTGTTCCGTTATCACTAAATAAACTATCACCAAGTGTATTAGCTGCAGTAAATTTAGATATTGAATTTACGGTTCCAGAACCGCCAACAAGTGTTCCATTTACTGCTACAACATTACCACTAAAAGATGCACTATTACCACTTAACAACCCACTAAAAGATGCTGTAGTTCCACCTAAATTACCTACTATTGTAGCAGCGTTTCCACTACCACTTGCTTTGTTTATATATAATCCTTCTCCGTTACCATTCTTAGTGATGTTTAAGGCTATACCACTTCCGCTTGTATGGCCAATAGTAAAAGTATCACCACTACCACTACTTGAGAAGCTACCAGTAGTTCCTATTAATCCGCCAGTCAAAGTGCCGCCAGTCAAGTTTAACTTACCATTAAGCTGAGTTTGTATAGCACTTGTAACACCAGCTAAATAACCTATTTCTGTAGTTGTTGTAGTTGCACTTGCTGCAATCTTACCACTACCATCAGAAACCAATGCTCTTGATGCAGTTAAGTTAGCAGTTACTACGCTTGATGCACCACCAGTAATAGATGCTTGTGCTCTTGCTGTAGTAAAGTATTGATTAGAACCTTCTGCAACATCTGATGTTGTTAAAACTACTGTTCCAGCTTGTCCGTTTACAGTTGTAACTGGGAAAGTAATGTTTGTATTAGAAGCACTTGTGATTCTACCCTTGCTATCTACAGCGATTGTAGGCACAGAGGTTGAAGTTCCGTAAGTTGTTGCAGTAACACCAGTGTTAGCTAATGTCAAAGCAGCAGTAGCGTTTGCACTACCATCAAAACTAACCGACCATGCAGCATCTCCAGTTGCAGAGATTGTTCTTGCAGTAGATAAGATGTTTGCAGCGTTTGCAGTACCAGCTAAGTTACCATCTACGTTAGCAACTAAAGTTGCAACCGTATAACCAGTTCCAGTAGTGTTAACTACGTTTGTAGGTTCATCAACTAAACCAGTAAATATCTTAAACTTACCAGCATCAGAAGCATCTCTGAATAATCCAGTAAACTCTACTCTTTCTTGAACAGCATCATAATATCTACCATAATATCCGATGTCAACCGCATCTGTTGTATTGTTAGTATTAGCTACCTCAAACAATGGGTCTTTAGAAGATATTGATTCTGTGTTTACATAAGTTGCAGTACCATTGATAGTTAAGTTACCACTTACAACTAAGTTGTTTGGCATTGTAACATCATTCGTAAATGCAAGTGTTGTAGTGTTACCTACAGTTGTAGCTGCAATTTGATTAGCAGTTCCGTTTATTGTTGTTATACCTTGGTCAGTCCAAGTTGCTGTTATTACGTTGGCATCTTGCTGAGTTAAAGATAAAGTCTTTGTTGATGTACCAGTTACTGCAGCAGATACGATAGAACGATTATAAGCTATATCGTATTCACCTAATTTAACCGTAGTAGGAATCGCATAACCAGCAGTTAAGCTGAATATACCACTATTGTTAGCATAAGATAATCCAGTTGCTGATGATGATAATGCAAGTCTTGCACGAGCATCTGTATAATATAAGTTTGTGCCTTCTGCTAAATCTGTTGTAGTTTTTGCAGCTAAAGCACTATTGAATCTTGCTTGAGTATAGTAAAGGTTAGTTCCCTCTGCTAAATCAGTTGTAGTTTTAGTTCCAAATCTTGAATCAAATCTTGCGTTTGTCCAATATAAGTTAGTTCCTTCTGCAATGTTTGTTGTAGTCAAAGTAACTGAACCACCTAAAGCAACCGATTGGCTGTTTATGGTAATTGAGCTATTTGTTAGACTTGCATTTGGGATAGCAGCTAAGTTAAAAACACCAGTTGTGTTATCGTAAGATAGACCAGTTCCTGCAGTTACAGATAAAGCAGTTCTTGCTCTTGAATTAGCAAAGTAAAGGTTTGTAACACCTTCTGCTAAATCATCTGTATCACTTGCCGCAAGGTTGGTTGCAAAGTTTGCATTACCTCTTGCAGTTGTAAAATAAAGATTTGTTCCTTCTGCCAAGTTCGTTGTGCTCTTAGCAGCGAAAGCTGAATCAAATCTACCTTGAGTATAGTATAAATTGCTACCTTCTGGTACTATGCTTGTAGTTCCAGTAAAGTTACCAGTTAAGGTTGCAGCACCATCATTATATGTCCATGTAATTCCAGTTCCATTCTGAATCAATGCTGCTACAGTATCATCGATAAGGTCTTTAATCTGTAATCCACCACCAGTAATAATCAAGTCGCCAGTAATAGTTAAATCACCATTAACAGTTGCAGCTAAAGTAGAAAGAGATAAAGCAGTGTTTACCCCTGCACCATCTTGAACTGGCTGTAAAGTACCACTTACTCCAACATTATTAGCACCAATCTGTAGTACTTGTCTATATGTATTTTTTACCGCTTTACCTTGAAGAGTAGCCATTATATTTTAATTTTTTTTATTTTAGTAACCATTTTATATAGTTCTTCTGAAGCCGAGTTGAATAAGAATGGTCTATGGGGCAAATTTACTACATTTCCGTTATTTCGTTTAAACGTCTGTGCGTAGCCCTCAAGTTGATTCATACTAAGGTTTCTATACACTGGAATCTGAAAAGATGGCCCAGTACCAAACTCAACAAAAGGTGAATAAAATACACTTGAACCCACCTTTGCTCCTGCGTTCATATTATAAGGAGTGCTATAAATAGAACCTTTTAATTTACCAGTTTTACCTAATGGTGCCCTTGCTCTTGCATTATTCTCTATAGCTATTACAGATTCATTAATTATCTTCTGTATTTGCTGAGTAATAACATGAGGTGCCTCTTTTAACCTTTTTGATAGGTTAGTAACACTTGCTGTTTTATTTATAGTAAATGACATTAAGTAGTTTCCCAGGTTGTACTGATATTCTCCCAGAAAGCAGTAATACTATCCCAAGTACCAACTCTTTTTAAGGTAGAACAAGTGATTCTTAAATAGTTGTGGCTGTCAAACTCATCTATAACACTGCTAATCAAGTAGATATTACCTTCAAAAGCAATAGTAAGGTCATTAGAAATAGAGATACTATTGGCATCCCTTATCCTAAAGACAATGTTATCTGATATAGAATCCTTACCAGCTATGTTTGTCTTGTTTTGATTCTCCCTAAATATCTCAGCCCAACAAGTATAATAGTCAACATCAGTTAAGACTTGACCACCAGCACCGTCAGATTCTGAAACCTTAGATTGGAAAGTAATCCTATTTTTAAGTCTACTTATCATTATAATATTATGCTTACTCGTTTATAAGGCTTCATTAGTTCGTATGCAGATGCTATGTTAGCATTTGGTTTGCTATCCTCTACAGAAGATTCTCTGTAATCGTATAAATCAGCAAGTATCTTATACAAGGCTGTTTTCATAACTGGAGGAGTCGTAGTGTAACCACAAGTATAAGTAAATCTAAACTCCATGTGGCTAAAAGAGTTCATGTATATCTTCTTGTATGTAATACCTAATACATTGTACTGAGGTACTGTCATTTCTATCCAGCTATCGTTATTCCAGTATTCAACCTTAGTGATATTATTAAGTGGTGCGTATGGTAGTTCAATAAACTCATCCACATAAGCTACAACTTGTAAAGTACGAGCTGTCATAGCCACACCAGCATATTTCTCTAATCTAACCCTTGCAGAAGTTATCAAAGAGCTAATTAAGTCGTTATCATCATCAAAATCAACCCTTAAATAGTTTTTAGCTTCAGACAATGTTATTGGTTCTGAAACTGGCTCTACTGTGGTTGTGACATCCCTTATAATCTGCATATACCATTATTTTTACAAAAATAACTAAAATATAGTAGACATAAAAAAGGGGCAGCTTTTGGCCACCCCTTTATATTTGAGTTAATCTAAGATTAAGCTACGTTACCGAAATCACCATATACAAACGCACCAGCGTAGTAGATAGGGAATGCGATTCTTGCCTCAACACGAACTGTAATCATGTTCTCGATAGCGTTGTTACCATCTTGGTCAAAGAATTGAACAGAGATACCGTTACGTTGCATAATTTGAGCACCCATTGACCAGTCTCCTACTAAGAACTTATCAGCAGTGATTGCTGTAGACTTGAAGATAGGGATACCAGCGATAGATAATTGACCATCAGTTGTAACCACTGTAGAACCTGGTAAAGAGTACGCAGAGTTCACATTCTTAGTGTTTACGATGTTAGCCCAATCTGAAGGGTTAATCAAGATACCAGTTGCAGAGTAGTTACTTGCTTCAACTTGTGCAATAGCTTGTACTAATTGCTCAACGTCAACTGTAGCAGCACCACTGAAAGCAGTAGCAACACCAGTCAAACCTTGCAAGTTAACACCAGAACCAGAACCGAATAATAACTGAGCATCTTCAGCTACTAAGTATTTCTCTAACAAACGAGATTGTAAGAAAGAAGTCATAGCAGGAACGTCATCTAACATTTGGCGAGAGATTTTAACGTAACCAGCGATAACTTGTGCAGGAGCATTAACCATGCTGATGTCGAAATCAACTTGAGCTTTTGCACTACCTTGAGTTTGGTTAGCAGGAGCACCTTCACCACCAGTTTCTTGAGGGAAAGTAAATAATCCTTGAGAGATTGTACCTACTGGTAACAAACTTCTAACGTGGATTTTACGAGAAGGTAAACCATAAACTTGGTTAGCATACTGACGAGGAATATCTCCAGTCAAGTTAACTGCTTCTGTCATGTTACCTACTGCTTTAGTATCCAT